ATTGGTTGGAAGTGTTAAGCTTTGAGAGCTCCTTGTTGAGCTTGTCAAAGTTAGAAGAAGAGTTGCGTTTTAGATCTGCAAACGACATATGTATTTCCTTTATATTGCGTTGTATGTTGTATTGTACGATATTCACAAAATCATAATGACATATTATATATCCCAGATTTTGGAAGACTTTAAAGCTTTCCTACACTTAAGTTTATCGTAGGAAATAAATGGTTTGTACTTAACCATTTTCTGGTATATTGAAGGCCAAAGAATTGTATCCTTAATTTCATTGTTCCAATGCTTTGAGAACCCTAGAATATCATCTAGAATAATCATAGTTTCTAGACTAACTTCTCCGGTTCTGTATAACTTCAATAGATATGGGTGTTGCCCATTATTTACTATATAATTTTCATTGAACTTTGTCAATAGATTATTCAGTTCATTTGTAAAATTATATGTAATAGATTGTTGATACTTCTGCCACTTTGCATAAGCATCTTTTGACGGATCAGAGAATAGATCTCCAACCCATTTAATATCATTATAAACAAAATTAGAAACTAAATAGTTAATAGGATCTTTATGCTTTGATAGTTTATGAAACTGATACTTATCTTTTCTAACTTCAAAGGAAGATGCTTGAACTTTAACCTTACCATTGTACTTGAAGAAGTCATATCCCGGTTTGGTAAAGTGTTGTTTTAGTGCTAGGTATGTTTGATATGCTTCGAATGCCGTCACGGGAGCCCCCATTAGAAAGGAAGCTTTGCGGTCTTTGGAAGGAAGTTGAGGTTTTCTGCCTCGAACTGCAACTTCGATTTGATCTTTAGATTAGACCGAATAATCGAAGCTGCAGTTTCTACTTCAAGGTTATTTTGTTCACAATAGTAAACAACGGCATCGATATATTCTAGGTTGTGGTTACTGACTAATTTATCAATATCCCCTAGAAACTTTTCAGTCGTCAAACCGTTGTTTACTATTACATCATCATCAATCATTTGTTATCCTCGATAAAATATATGGTTTCCGATACGTGTCGTTCGTCTAAACACTTTAGACCAATAAGGTCTAACGTAAACTGCATGAAAGTATAACGCACCGTAAGTAATGTCAACAGAGTGTCCCAAATATACTTGGGTCGCTAGTCTTAGAGCTAAATTATATTTTTCTCTATTCATTGGAGATTTTCTTCCGCATACCCATGAAAACTGGCAGGTCGATCTACTTCTTTGGTAAATCACCGCGCATGGTGTAGACGGAAATTTTCTTGATTGAACTCTGTTCATGACTACATGACCTACTGCGGTCATACCCTTCTCGCCCTCACCGCGGGCTTCGTAATACATATTTTTAGCAAGGCATCGGATCTGCTCATCAGGGTTTTTAGCGTGAGCTGTTGATGCTAAAAATATAGTTAAAATTAGTGTTAAAAGATATTTCATTTTATCCTCGTATGCTCTAACGCCCGAACGACTTATATGCCGTAATACAAAGATACTAAAATGAAAATAGTAAACGGGTATCTTTTTATATTCCATTCCCCTCTTACCATAGGAATGCCGGGTCATTAGTGTTTTCGTCGGTGGATATGACCTAAACCATATCCGCTTTCTTAGCCATCTAAGACTTGAAGCTTTGTAAGAGTACAAATGGAGATAAAATCCCCATGAAAATTTATTTATACTTCATTTAAATTCGACATAATACCTTATATACCATTTAGATGAAAAAGTAAATAATTTTCTCATAATTATATTTGCCGGTTACGAGTTCCGGCGGCGCCTTTTCGTATCGCCCGCTACCACCTTAAGGTGCACAGTACACGCCAACACTTAAGCAGTTGGCCGCTTGCGCCTCATTAGAGGGCGTAACGATCACTCATTACAGCCTTCTTCATGACAGCCTCTGGAGTCATAGCATCCATGTCAGCAGCAAGAACCGCCTTCATGATTGATGGTGAGAAACCAGATACCAGAGCAGTACCCTTTTCATCGAAACGAACTGGTACATTTTCATGCGCATTAATATTCCAGAAGACTACGGCTGGCATCTCGTAGTCCGCATCATTGTACTTACGACGGATCATCTGGATTGCACGATCGTCATAGCCGGTGCAGCAATTAAACTGCATGTCCGACATAATGAGAAGAATCTTAGGCATATCTTCACGAGCAACATTATTCTCAATTGATACATCAAGAATCGCATCGAATGCTGCGTGTAGGTTGGTCGACATATCCCAGTTGGAACGCTCCATCTGCCTGATCTTGTGTGAAAGTGAACCAGTTACGGTAACAAATTCTGGCGACGTAGAGAAGGTTAGGAATACATCCTTAAACGGACCAGTGTTCTTATCGGAACAGTACAGACCAAGCGATACTGCAATATCAAGACACGAGAGGTCCGATTTGGATTGGTGACCACCTGCCTTACAAGTCATCGAGCCAGAAACGTCTACAATCGGAAGGATCGAAGCGTCACCGATGAAGTTAGGCAATGCCTTCCACTGCTCATCGGCAAGTGCAGAATCACCACGACGTGCATTCTTCACAATGTCATATGGATAGACCGCACCAGCATTAACCTTAGCAACCTTAGGGTCACCCTTCTTCAAAGCTTCCTTATATGCAGTGAATGCATCTGGAGCATTCTTACCGAAAGCCTTTGAATAACGGCTCATAGCAAGCGACGGGACGTGTGAGAAGTTGATCTTGTCGAACTCCTTAGCACACATCTGCTGCTCAACGACCTTAGTCAGTTCGACCAGACGCTTACGGTAGAACTTAGGCGACCAACCGAGGAACTCACGGAGTTCAACAGCCTTCGGTCCCTTACGTGGCATCCACTTAGCGCAGAGACCATTGCCCTGACCGAGAGCCTCAGCGATCATACGGAACGCGATGGACTTAACCATCTCATCCTCAAAGATCAGGAGGTCGTCCCAACGGCCGATCTCGGCAACGTTCTTCAGGATCAGAGTGTTGACGAACTCGTCCTTGTGGTTCTTCTCAAGATACTTGAGGATCTGACGAAAGAGTTCACGCTCACCGGCACCGCCACGAACGTCACGTGCCCACTGGGCTACACGAAGTGCCATTTCACGGTCCTCAGAATACGACTTAGCAAACTGTTCGGTAATGTTCTTACCACGGCTTGCACCGATCTTGAAGAACAGGTCAGTAGTGTTAGATAGAGATGACTTCAAAGCTTTCATACCATTCTGTGTACGAGTCACATTTTCGGTACGAGAAGTCACGTTTAGTACTGCATTCTTAAATGACATAATAATTCTCCAGGTTAACTTTTTTGCGAGTTAGATTAAAAGTCTAGTGCATATTGATTGCTGAACTTAACCTATATTTTCACTATATACAATTTAATGAATTATGTCAACCAATTTCTTCATTTTGATCATAATATTCTTTTAAAATATCATAATCTAGGATGCCTTGATCTCGAAGGTAATTAATAACTTTCCTAGCCTCAAACATATTGGTATTACAATTCATTACAATATCGATCATAAGATCTTCATAAACAGATTTCATATTATATTCCGTATTAGCGCTTATGTACTTCAAATGAGGTTTGAATTTTTCTACCGTCTGCACCTTTGCCACTTGAATCATGTAGTTTACCATTGACTACTGCCATGGCGTGACCTCTAGTAGCAATATAATGTGCTCCGGTGGGATTCTCTTTTACAAACTGATTTACTGTTTTACCTTGGTGTTCGTCACCCCAACCCTTCATTTTCATACCGTGCTTCTGGAGATGTTGATAGACACCAACACCTGTTCTGACGTTATGATCTGGACCAAGTTTAGCTTGAGGTACTTTATGGTAATCGGCAATTGCGTTGCATGTTACTGCAGTGCATCGTTTTTCACCATAACGGACCGATTCAACGAACGTAGTAAAAGTTTGCATTTGTTATCCCTTTCGGGATATTTATATCAACAGGCTGTACATTTTCGTTGCTCTACCAGCTGAGCTATCTCTCCACAGTGGCGGAGAGAGCAGGATTCGAACCTGCGACCTACGGCGTCATATGCATAAAAGAATGCTGCAGACAGCCTAAAACTTATTAAATGTTAGCCCAGCTATTAATATCTTCCATCGTGAGCTCGCGGTTATGATACTTCTGGACCATCGAAAGCACACGAGGCAGAATGTAGACCCTAAACTTATAGTAACTTTCAGGGTCACGTTTTTGCTCGACTGTATTATAGGGCACACCAGCAATAAATGCTCGTGCTAGAAACGTCGCACGGTTCTCGTTACGAACATTCCACCTACGATGTTCTGTAATGGAGTTTAACTTCCATTCAAGAGCTTCATTTGGTGATTGGTTTTTCGAATGCCAGCGAATTTGTTTCTTCAGCTTGGCTTCTTCAAATTTGATGACCTTGGCTTCAAGGCCGAGATGTTTAGATTTAATTTTCAGTTGAATAGACATTTTTGTTTCCTTAATTTGACGTTAATAATAAAATTTGTTCACAACGTCAAATAGGAGGGCCTATTGCGTCATACGGCTATTTGGTGCCGCCCCATCCTTCTTTAATCATATCATCTACTCCTATGTTGGTGCGCACAGTGGGATTCGAACCCACGCATCACAAAGTTTTAGAGACTTCGGCTCTAGCCACTGAGCTATGCGCGCATATATTTATATCAACGGGATGTCGGTTCTTTATCGGGAACCTAGGAAAGACCTAGCTTTGTTTCGGCAAAGCACCTAGATCAGGCATTGCCTGAACGATGTGACAATGTATCCGAAGATACAATCGAGTTGCTGTAATCATCCCAAATTTTATTTACCAGTCGTTTAAGTCTACAACTACAACATCTGGTTTAATACCTAACATTCTCGCAACCATTAATCTAGTATTACCTGCAATAAGAGACATATTTTTACCATTATTGAATGATAATACAATTGGTGCTCTAACCGATCCCGTTAAGAATTCTTTAAGAACATTTTCTATTGATCTTTTACCACTTGACCTAGCATTTGATTTGATGGCCCTTTGGATCTTTTCAATAGTATCAGTTCCCCAACTATCAGTGTTATCTAGATCTCTCCACTTGGAATCGGTAAGTGTTTGGAGTTTTCCGTTTCTATAAGCCGCTCTAAGCATGTCCAGATTACTTCTCTTTTCTTTAGAGGTAGCACCGTAACTGAAATCTTCGTTTATACGTTCGAATTCACCTAGCTCATCTGTATACGAAACTTTTTTCCATTTAACCATATTAGCCCTTGTCTACAAAGTCTTTCATTTTCTTAGCTTCTTCTAAGATTTTGTCGGTTGTGGGGTATTCTGGCACTTCTGTTAGGAATTGTGCGTTCTCATTAATACGTGCCTTTTCGGCAGCATTTGCCCATTCCGTATGGAATTTTTCTGATG